ATTGTTTATATTAAAAATAGTTTTATCACTATTTATTTTAGATAGATATCGAGGTTTGCATAATGCATCACCTTCTAAAATAGTTCTAGTTTGATAATAAACTATTTTATCATTTTCGTCATAAAATGGAATAATTACTCTATTCTTATGAACTTTATCAACTAAAGATAAATATAATGCTTTTGGTCTATTAATAGCATTACTTAGTTTTCTATTTTCTATAAATTCTAAAGCCTTTTTAACAACTGTATTATTTTTATAATAATCTAGTTGTATCTTATCAAATAAATTGATAGAATCTTTTGGTAAAGTTTCTACTATAATTTTAGGCTTTTCCACTTCTTGAGCGGAAAACGAATAAGTTTGAGTAGATTCCAATAAAATATCCGAAATGCTTATATTACACATTTCGGATATCCATTGTAATGGTGTTTTACTATAACCACAGTTATGGCAAAACACATTATTATTTTTTGGTATAAAGTAAAATCTTTTCTTTTTTAACCAACTATTTCCTTCTCTACACATAGGGCATGAACCCTGATATGTATTATTATATCTATTTTTAGAAGGCTTTCCAGCAAATTGATAGAACTTTTCTACAATATAATCTTCTGGTAAGTTCATATAAACACATGATATCAGAAGATTATGCTAGATGCAAGCTTTATTTACATTGACTTGTAATATCTTCGTGTGTCTTTGCGTCAAGTATTTTAACCATCCCTTTACGAATCAAAGCTCCAGAAGAAGGATCATACCAATGAGCTTCGACATAGATTTTATCACCATAAGTGCGTTCTATAAGCTTTGGCTTTGAAGGTTGACCACTAATTGGTGAAGTTATTTGAATTGGGCGTACAATGTCCATGAATTTATTTATTCATTTGTTTATTAAAAACAAATTGTTTCTCTAACAAATGAAGCACATCAGAATCAATCTGACCTACATAATCTATAATTTGAGAATTTAATCCCAATACAAATTTATCTTTTGGTACTTCCCTATTAACATTTTTTGGTATTGAAATAAAACAATAATCATTTTGATTATGTTCTATAAACACAAACATTTCACCTACATATGTGCCAGTGCCTACAGCATATGCATGACCCTTTATTGGATTAAACATTACATACCTCCATTATGATTAATAGAAATAAATAATCTGGTTAATGAAGTATATAACGCATCTGCATCTAATTGAGTTTTTGCATTAGTAATTATTAAAGGTTCATTTTTCATGCTATATCCTATAATAATAAAAGATCTTAAAAATTCCTCCATAGTAGCAACTATGGCATCTATTTCCATTTCGGATCTTTTTTTAGATTCATACATCCCTTCCAGCATTACCTCTTTCAATAATCTTCTTATTTGTTCAGAAGAAGGAGAAGAAATTGATGTTTGAGCATCAATATTTTTGATCGATTTTTTTCTTCTTTTTGGTTTTGGTTCTTCTTCTTTATCCATTTTGTTGTTGTTGTTTGTAAAATTTATTTTCAGTATTGATAGTGGGCACTCCTTTATCAATTAAAAGCTGAACTATGATTTCAATTGATTCTGTGCTTATAGAAAAATTTTTAGGAAAGAAATTACTTCCATCATTAAATTCGAACATGATTTCATCATTGAAATTTTTGTTATTATAACAAGTAACAAAAATAGATGCACCACCCGGATCTACTAAAACTGTCCATCTCCTGCAATCATGTATTCCATACTGTTGGAATACCCGTAAGACTCCGAATTTATTATCACGTAATCTCTTAATAAAGTAACCCGGAGTTTTTATTTTGTTTTGTTGTCTTTTATTTAAAATCATATTAATTCATTTTTGCTGTTGCGATATATTTTAATTTATAGTTTCCATCTTGGATTTCAAACGCAACAAATCCTATCTTGGTATTTAACTTAATTTTAATTTCACCATTTCTTGGGAATGAAACATTTTTAAACAAATCAAAATCAAATCCAATAGGTTTTGAGATTTGATCACCTTTAAAAGAGTTTGAAATAACTGTACTGTATGTATCTATGTTGCTTTTAGTTTTATCTGTTAATTCAGCAATAACATTTTCTCCTTCATTATGAAGATAGATTTTACTACTATCAATAATGAATGTACTGCTTTTAATTAAGCTCATGTATGAACTATGATTGAAAGAAAATTCACAATCAAATTCCAATGAATTGATTTTATCAATACTAAACGATGGACCTCGTACAATGTTATCATCTATTAAGTGAAATTTAAATCTTGTTGAATGAGAACTATATTCAATACTATTTTCATTTAAAGTTAGATCTATATTTTCATCAGAATTTATACAGTCTAATACTTTTATGAATCTTTTAATATCGGCAAAACTGATAGATCTTTTCGGTCCTTCGTATTTAACATCATCAGTTAATGCATATAAACTAAAATTAGTATCAGCAGTTCTATTTAAATTAGAAATTAAATTATCTTCTAAAGTAAGAGAACATAATTCATTTATTTTTGAAATTGGTGTTAAAAATTTCTGAATGAAATTAGCTTTATTAATTATTTTGAGACTCATGGCTTTCCAAGTATGATAACACTTTTGATAGCATTGTGTCCAGCTTTTTTAATCTTTTTTCTAAATTATCCAGTTTTTCATCAATAGATTTAGCAGTTACACTATTATCAAAACTAAATTCTAGTTGATTAGGATCATTTAATGGTGGTGGAGTTGGCGGTTTACCTAAATCAATAAAAGGAACAACTGGGGCATTTACTTGATGGTATGCTTGTGGATGTAATTGATTTTGTGGTATAGTTGGATAGACTGGAGGTACATTATTTTGTACGGCAGTAGTTCTAGTCTCATTAAGCACCCTTTGTGCGGTTCTTTCGAAGTCCTGCTTCTTTGGAGCTAAAAATTGATTTGGTGAAACTAAATGGCTATCATATTTTGAAATTTCGGAATATGTTTGACCCAAAAATTGTACTAACGTAGCATGTTCTTCTACTGGGTCTATATAATCATTAAATGCTGATTCGAATAATGGGTCTGACATACTATAGTAGTTATAAAACAACCCCAGAGATTCAAGCCTCTGGGGTTGTTTAAATTTCTAACTTAGATTAGGTGTTATTGATCATAACCTTTAATCAATTCATTGACCATGTCATCAGATAATTCTTCAACTGAATTCAGACCATAATCTTGTTGAGGTTCTGGCTTTTTAGGTGTTTCTACAAACCCCTTTTCCAAGACACTCTCTTGCTCCTTGCAAATAAAATGCTTATTCCACATATCAATCAACTCTTGCTCTGACTTGATTGGATTTACCGCAGTCAAATCATGCAAACTGTTGTAAATTTCTTTCTGTCTTTCTTCGGAAAGATTTAGATTAATGGGAGATGTAAATCGACTACTATCGTAAGCGGTATACTCTCCTTGCTTTTCAGCCTTTAGCTTGAAATTTACACCTTCTTTTGAAAGATCAAATACGCGAGAACCGAATTCATCAGAATCATCTCCGCTAATTGCGGAATCGATAATCTTATGAAGCTTTTTACCAAAACGGAAAATCTTTACTGTTCCGTTATTCTCTGGTGTTGTGGGATCATCTACAACGTAGACATTAACATAATATTGTTCCTGCCATTTTACTGCTTGGACTTTTCTCTTTTGTTCTTCTGAACCATTCTTTTTAATCCTGTATGTTTCCATGCCAATTGGATCAGGCTTACCAATAGTCTGTAAGCTTAATGCTGATACATATTCGCCAGTAGCAAAACTGTTCCATCCATGTTGATAGAAATGGAAAAATGTTTTACTTGGCTCTGCGATATTTGGCAGCAGTCGAAGAACATATGTATTTCCGGGCTTGAATTTTAGGATTTCCTTGTAAAGGGGATTTCCTCCTGTTTTTTCACTTTTTGTAAGTGCATCTTTAATCGAATCGAACATTGATTTATTGTACATATTGTTTTTAGTTTTGTTAAGAATATTATATAGTGTATATAGTTATTCGTAAGGCTAGTATCTTACCATATTATTTAGACTTGTCAACGGAATCTTCAAGATTTTTTGGGTTTTTTGATTCTGTATAAATTTTGTACACGCTTTTTGCTTTTTGTGTTGTGTAGAATTTTAGATCAAAATTTTCTCCTTCTGGGTATACAAAATACGGAGCTTTAAAAAAATCACTAATATTAACGGAATCGTTATTATTAAAAAAAGTAGCCAGCCTTTGGAGGCACAGTTTTGTCGTTTCGTTTATTTTCTGGAAGTTTTTCCGTGGCCGAAACGGTTGGTTTTTTGCTTTTCTTTTTTCTTTTAGGTGTTCGTTGTAAATTGTTTTTTCGAAATTTGTAAACATTTTTCTTTACTTTTGTCCCTTGATTTGAATTTAGATATTTTGAAATGTATTTGCTTTTTGATATAGTGTAATCGTAGTCTATAAAGTATTTTAATAAATCATAATCATTATCTATTGTCAACATATATTTCATTAAACTCTTATACGTTTCATTTTTAAGAACTAATAAAAATATATTCGGTAAATTTAATTTTTTACCATTTATTATACATAATAAACTACAAAAACATAAAAAGTTATGATTTAATTCATTTTTTTCTAAATCGTTTTCCACAATAGAATTTATTCGTAATCATACGAATGTCTATTGATTATATTCTTCTAAAAATCTTTGATTACTTTTTGCCCATGCTTCATCATGGATTGACATAAGTCCCGGTGAACTGTGAATGACATGGATTGGATAAACACCAATCCTTAATTTAACTCGATTGGCATCAATACAACTAGCTATATCATAATGATGAAATGTATAGTTTTCATTAAACTTCCAATCTGTTTTAGCAATTGAATCTAAATGCAATCCAAAAAACAACCCATCTGCAATTGCTACCCTAGACGGAGTAGGGCCAAATGCTGTTGTCATTGTTTGATTCTGGTTACCTGCTGGATGCGCTACTTCTCCTCTCTGTTGGTTTCTATCTGTCATTATATGCCACAATGCAGGATCTTTCAATCTTGGATTAAGACCTCCAGCTAGACCAACTATATCATAGCCAAGCTTATTTTTAGCTGCGGAGAGCTTTTCGTATACCTTAAGATCGTCTATGTATACATCATCATGAACACAAACCAAAAATTCAGTTCCAGTGTTTTTATATTCTTCGATCTTTCTGTTATAAACTACTGGTAATCCTTCAGTATTCTCCCAAGTCATATCTAGTTTATAGTTTGGAGTGTTCAAACCATCCAACCAAGATCTAAACAATGGTAATGTTTTAGCTTCTTCTTGTAACTTTCTAGTGCATGAAACGATAACTACTTTAGGATTCATAATAATATTATACCAAAAAAGAAACCAAAATCAATAAATAATTAACATGAGTATACTAAAAAGACCGGGTTGGAATAATTATGAAGTAATAGAAGAAGGTAGACTTCATAACGATAAACTAAAAGATAAGATAGGTAAAATGTTTGATCGTTTATCTTTAGGCTATTCTCCTAGTCATGTTGTAGACAAAATTTCCAGAATAATTAGAGCAGAAAAGGGTGATAAATTTGATTTTAGTAAATTATCTGATGATTATATTGTAAACATTGCCACTTCGAATGAAGTTACTAGAGGTAAGTTTACTCCATCTTTAAGATCTTCTTATGTTGATACATACCAAAATACTAATCATGTTGAATTTTCCGATCCTTCTGTAGACAATGAAGTATCAATAGATTTTACTGCTGTTGCTCCAACTCCAGAAACAAATACCGCTTCTATCGCTCCTCAACCAAGTGTAAGTTATCAAGAAGACGCAGAAGAAAAACATAAACCCAAATTTAAAGATACCCCAAAAATTAAACGGGATCGAGACCTTGAGGAAAAACGACTCAAACGTGAACGTGAAGCACGTTTACATGATCGAAAAATAGAAGAAGAAGATGCAGAAGAAGTGGAAACCTGTGGTTGCCAAAAGCATGAAGGTGCTTTTTATGATGAATTACCTAAGAAGAGTTTAGCAAAAATAAACAAAGAATCCACTAAGCTATCCCCAAAAGCTGTCAATGCTCTTTTAAGAGAAGAGTATCTAAAAAGAAAACAGCATCAATTTAGATTCGAAGAAAGATACAGAAAGTATTAAACGAAAAAAGCCCCTTTTAAGGGGCTTTTTTATTATCCGTGTAACAATACGTTACCTTTAAAATTCTCTTTTAGTACTAAACTTTTAGCTATATCTAAAATAGAACTCACAGACATCGTTTCCCAATTCATAATTCTGGTATCGGCATCACCAACTTTGATGACCAATACATTTCCTTCGTTATGAACTGCTATTGATTTGTTTGTTGATCCTAATTCTGTAAATATAGCATTTGTAATTTGATTTATATTACTCATTATCTTCACCTCCTTCATCACTTGCTTCTGCTTCCATCTTTTTGATTTCTTCTTCTTGCGCTGAAGAATAAGCCCAGTTTACATCAATTTTCTTTTGCATCAAAGGAATGATTTTATTTTCCCAAAACTCTGAATTTTCAGCAAAAGACTTAGCATATCCTAGCTTTTCCCCATCAATTGAATATGTTGCTCCAGCCTGCTGGATAACACCAAGTTCAACTGCAAGATCAAGTAGTCCATGATATTTATCCGCACCATTAGAGAATGAGATAAACATTTCTCCTTCCAAATATTGTTTGACAAAACGATTCTTAGCTGTCAAAGCTCTAATAACAATCCCAACGTAGTTTCTTTGACCAGCAGCAAGCTCTCCTGCATTACCTTTAACTGCATCAGCTTTAACTGGTTTACGCATTAATTGTACGGAAACCGATGGCAGATACACACACTTTTTACCTCCGGGCATGTTCTTAACCAAAGTAGGATGCAAGTCACCGGGATTATCGTAAAGATGATTCGTCATGATGATAGGTGTTCTAGTCAGACCTGCTAATTGAGTACAAGTAGTCAATAAAGACCCAATAGCTCTTGCTCTGCTACCCATGTCCATGCTAGTGGAGTCCTTTTCCATTCGAGTAGTCTCCATAGCACTTTGAAGATTACCAAGAGAATCAATAGCAATAATAAACTTGCCTTCCAATCCCTTCTCTTTTACTACATTCAAAAACTTAAATATATCATTCCTACACTTTTCAATATTAAAGGTTGGAATATATTTTACCTTTGTTGTATCAAGTCCAAGTCTTTTTGCACCTTCATCGTCAATAGCATTTTCAGTATCAAAAATAACAGGAGTTAATCCTGCTTTCTGTGCATTTGCTAATACCTTTTGTACAATAGAAGATTTGTATGTCATACTCTCTCCGTATAACATTGTGAGCCTTCCGCTAGGAATTCCTCCACCAACAAACTTACCACTAATCAATGCATCTAGCATATAACTGCCTGTACTAAACCACTTATCAACCCTACTCAAACTAGAATTACTCAAAAAGGTTGCGTAAGGATTATTTTCGTCCAAAACCTCTAATGCTTTTAATAAATCTTTATCCATAGTCTTCTTAAGAGTACCATAAAATTTAAAAAAATCAAGAAAAAACCCCTCCTAAATTTTCATTAGGAGGGGTTTTAGACAAGCGATTACTAATTAATTTTATTCATCAAACAACTTAACAACAGACTCTCCGCTTGCTTCTTGACCAGTGGGTACTGCGCCAAAAACTCTAGAATATTGCTCAACCAAACGTCCATCCAAGGATACCTCACCCAAGGTAACTGAATTGGTGTTATATGTCCAACTAGTGCCATCTGCTCTAGTTTGAGCATCAACAAACTCTGCAAAGAACAAAGGAATTAACTGAACTTGAAGTTGACCATTCTGAGCTTGATTTACATTAATCATAGCAGGGTTCTTCACAACCAAAGTTGTGTCTGTACGGTTAATTTCTTCAGCAATAATGGTACGTCCGATTGAATCAATGAATGTAATATTTTTCATATTTCGTTTATTATATTAACACAGTGTTTTAATAAATCAAGCCAAAATTTCATCTAAAGTGCAAATTAATTGTTCGGTAGGTTTCCTTGGTATCCAATTCATAATTTTATAAAACCTCTCAATACATTTATACATATCCTTTTCAAACATCTCTGATACGTTTGGTTTGAAAATATCAATAAATTCTACTGGATACCTACTTTTAAAAGCGATAACCTTTATTCCATATTTATTAGGAGTTTCAACATAAAATAATTTAATCTTATCTCCACTAATTATTTTTTCATACTTATGTGTAATCCCAAGTTCATCCAATAATAAATTGTAATGATAAGCTGCTTTTACATGATATGGCATCCCTTTGCATGTAGAAAAGCCATCACATAATGCCTCATATTTTTCTAAATTTCGTATTCCAGATACTTGAGAAATTTCATTTACAGACATGGATAAAAATTTATCGTATGCATCTGCAAAAATTTTGTTCGTACTAGATTCTGATTTAGACATGATCAATGTCTGGATCACATCCTTAACATAAGGTTTGACTGCTTTTGGCATTTTAGTGCTAACAACTTCAACTCCCGTATACTTCCACGGATCTTCTGGTGGGAAGCCTTCTTTATCTAGAACATGGAGAACGTATCTCTTCTTTTCCAAAAAGACTCCATAGTCACATAAGGTCTCTCGTTTAAATTCAAAACGACAATCTGACGTATTGAGTGCTCTAATCGCCCATAGTTTTATATTTTCGTTTAGAAACTTCTCTAACTTGTCAGCAACTTTATACGCTTCTTCCGTTATCTTATCTCCTTCGTTAAACTTCTTAACAAGTTGGAACAAAGATAGATATACGGAGTCCGTATCTCCTGCTATAAGCCCCTTTTCAAGCTCTACTGGATCTACAATCCCAGTTTCTTGTGTAACAAATCTTTTAAAGATTTCTCTGGCTTCTTTAGCTACTGCCTGTCCTGTTAAAGTAATTGATTCGGCAATATCCTTATCTTGTACTGGACAATATTCGTTACCGAAAACACCATAAACACTGTTAATAAAGATCTTAATAGCTTGTTGTTTGGTTTCTAATTGATTAATTTTAATTTTAACTTTATCATCCTTACTTTTACTTTGTTTTAATTTTTTAGCGTCTGCTCTGGTCTTGACACGTTTTTTATAAAACATATCAACCATATCAGCCATAATGCCTTTTTTCTTTTGAGTGAATAGGATTTTGGCTTTTGAGATAGCTATTTTTTCCTTAATCAGGAAGTTTTTAAAATCTTGTTTTGTCATATCCAAAACAATCCCATCAACATTTCGAACCGAAATGATATCCTTTTCTACATTTATTATCTTTCCGACTTTTGTTTCTGGAGAGGCATTTAATGTAATCATTGTGTTTGGATACAACGAATTTGCATCAAAGCTTACTATCGAAGAATGATGTCCTGCTAATGGAACAGAAACATGTCCTCCTTCAAATTGTCTATCGTCATCATCAACAAGACAAGTAGACAACCTCTGGTTTCTTTTACGGGCTTCTATGGCAGAAGCTCCCGTTACAACGCTCACAGTGCCTAATGCTGACTCGAATGTGGTACAACCAATATAGGCAAGCATTCGAAGCAGTTCGATGTATTTTAATTGGTCCTCTAACTTCACCAAAAGCTTAACGTCTTGTATGTTATAGTCAACAAATGTATCCCAATCATTTGTCATGAACTCATACAGACTCTGATTTCCGTAGTCAACTTTAGTTTCGTCTAATTCTACTTGTCCTATATAATCTAATTTATAACTTTCTCTATTTACGGGACAAAACTTTTTATAAATGTCCATGTAATCCACACAAGATATCCCATCAAGCCTGTGAACTATTTCCTTTTTACCAAATTTACCAGCAAAACTTTTGGTATATCTTCTATTATATGGAGATAAACTATCTGCTTCTTTCTCTCCTAAGACTTTTACAATTCTATTAATGATGTATGGAATATCATACCGATCACTATTCCATCCAGATAAAATATCTGGAGAGTTATTCTTAATATAATTTAAGAAATTACTCAATAACTCATGCTCTGATGTACAAAAATGATAATATACTTCGGGATCTGTGTTACTATATTGCTGTAATCCCCAAACTTTATATTTGTTAGTAGATGAATCGTAAACAGTAATTACATTAATTTCTTCTTGTGGATCGTGTGGAGATGAAAACCCATTTTTTCCTACAGCTTCGATGTCCAAAAAGAATATCTTTAATGAAAATTTAACAAATTGTTCGGTATCATTATACTTCCAATACGTATCAATCAATGCCTGTTGAACAGGGCTATAGTTATCAAAAACTTGTTTTAGTCCTCTTTCTTTTAGATATTTAGATTTATCAAAATAGTTATTAAATTCTTTTTTGGAAAGGTTAGTATTGAAAATACTTGTCTCTGATCCATTGTTATCTTCATAATAAAAATAGGGAAGGCATGGCACTGAAGTGACTATGCGTTCCCCACTTTTATCCCAAGTATGTATTTCTACAACTTGTTCTTTATAATTATAAACTGCGTTTCTATAACCTACCATTCTTAGATGGTATCATAGAATTTGAACTAAATCAAGGGTTGAATCTCGATAAATGAACACGATTAGGATCTTTGTATGGCAAGGTGAATAGTTCCTGATAACAACCCAAGTTTTTGTCTAGTTCCATGAACCGATCTTCTGCTACTCTTCTGCGTTTGTATACACTGTTTTTGTAATGACCAGTTCTGCGGAGTTCTTCTTCAATTCTATACATCATTTCTTCTCCTGTCTTGAACTTAATCTCTGCATTTTCATATGTACACAAATCTTGACATGCCACAGGCAATCCATACGCACATGCTTCAATGTACTTAAGATCACTCTTTGCCCTATTAAATGGATTATCTTGTAATGGAGCTACCATCATCTGTACTCCCAATTCATGAATTTTTGCAGGGTAATTATACAATCTCTGCCATTGATGGAATTCAATTTCTCCTCTTTCAATATAAGGTCTAAGTGCTAGTGGGAATGCTCCAATAAACACCCATTGATACTTATGTCTACTATCTATGATAGCTTTGACCACATGCTCGAAATCATCCTTTTGGCCGACTCTATTTTCAACATCAAAGTGAGCACCACTACCAGCATA